TTTAGTTATTATGATAGTAAGCACAGAAGATAATGTTCAATACTCAGGAATAAACATATTTGATAATATTCCATTATCAAGTAGTGATATTTATATTGTAACATCTGAAGGAGATAGATTAGATAATTTGGCATATCAATTTTATGGAGATGCTTCATTTTGGAAAGTAATAGTATTAGCTAATAGTAATTTAGTTGGAAGATCACTATATTTGGATGCAAATTTACAATTAAGAATACCAACTGATAGAAACAAATTTCAATCAATATTAAGTGAAATTAATAAATAGTTATGGCTCAAAATATTTTTACAGAAGAGTTATCTACAGGATTAACAGATGCTCTTGAACAAAGAGTTCAGGCTAATCTGATGAATAATCATGAAAAAATAAATGAATTCATTCTTTACAAGAATGGAAAAATGCCATGGATTAAATTACAATCATCTGTTAATCATCATGGCGATGTTGCCGATGGAACTTCTATAGCTCAAAGATGGGTATTAAGAAGCCTTTTTACAAATAAAGAAGCATCTTTTGTTGAATACCAAGAAAGAAATCAATTAGAAGCATACAACTATACTGGTGATTTTGGATATAGGCCATTACCTGGAATAGAATCGGCTACAATTACAACTTTGCAACCACTTGGATCATTAAGACAAGCTGTTATAAACTATAAATGTTGGACAAAAGGACAATTAGAAAATCTTGAAAGATTGTATATGAGACCTGGGTTTTCATGTTTATTAGAATGGGGATGGTCATATTACCTTGATGATAATAATGATTTAAAAAGTATTACCGATGGTGTTAATTATTTTGACACATCTCAATCTGAGCAACAAATAATCGATAAAATAGATAAGATAAAAAAAGATACAAACTATCATTATGATGGAATGATTGGTTTTGTTAAAAACTTTTCATGGAAGTTAAGACAAGATGGTGGATATGATTGTTCTACAACTTTAATATCAAAAGGTGAACTAATTAGTTCTATGACTGTAAATGTAAGTAGTTTTGCTTTAGATACTAAGACAACTCCAATGTCAAAATTTAGTTTTAAAAATGGGGCATCCGGTAAAAATTATGGAATGTTTAAATTTCAAGCTTTGACAAATACTTCTGGGTACGAAGGCAAGGATGAAGATGAAGAAATAAATGATAAACCTTCTACTGGTGAGGAAGGTGATTCCACCAAAGCTAAAGAGAATTATAAAACCATGTTAAATTATCAATATGCAAAAAGCATATTATCTGGTATTTTTTATGAGTTGGCCGCATTTTCTGATATTGATGATAATAGATCTGGGATTGACTATCAAAAGTTTGCAGCTTCTAATTCTGATTTTCCTTCAACAGATCCAATACCAGTTGTTTCAATGAAATTAAAAAATGACTATAGTGTAGAGATATCAAGGAAAGAAGGAAGTGTTGGTGAGTATGCTTTTGGTTCAATAGATGAAAAAAAGTTTATTTATTTAAAAGATTTAATTAGACTTATAAATAACTATGCAATTTTTCATTATAAAGCAGATAAAAGTAAAAATTCTAAACCTATTTTTAGAATAAATACAGGAAATATTACATGTAAATATCATCCACTTGTCATTTCAAGTAATTACGATGTATGTTTTGTTAAACCTAGTCCATTAGTTTTTGATAAAATTAGCAACTTAAGTAGTCGTGGAGATTATACAGATCCTGAAGTTTTAGCTCAAATAACTAAGTTTAGTAATTATCTAAATAAAGATTTTGGCCCAGGACAGGATTATAAAATATTTGATTTTAGAAAAGATGATAGCCATGCAAATGCATCTCATATATTAATTAATCTACATTTTCTTTATTCTAAAATAAATGATGCTTTGTTGCAGTCAGAATCAGATTCAAAAAAAGATAGTGGAATAAATTTAGCATCTTTTATATCTTCTATTCTTACTGAGATTTCATCTAAATTAGGAGGAATGTGTAATCTTGAAATGATTTTTGATGATACTAGGGGAATATGCAAAATAATAGATACTAATCTTCTTGTTGAGATATCAAAAGCAAAAAAAGTAGAACTTGATAGATTTTCTATACCAATATTTGGAGATCGTTCAATAGTAAAGAATGTAGGAGTTGAATCTAGAATATTTGCAGAGCAAGCTACAATGATTTCAATTGCAGCTCAAGTAGGAGGAGGAACTCAATATGGATTAGATTCAACTGTTATGGGTATTTATAATGATGGCTTAAGCGATAGATTTTTTACGGTTAAAGATCATAAGATAAATTTAAAAGATTCTTCCAAAATTAAAGAATCAAAGGAAGAGGAGAAGGAAATAGAGTATAATAAAATGACAGAAGCTGGGGCAAAGTATGTTGATTATTTTTTACAAAATTTGCCAAGATCTTCAGAGGATCAGGAAAATCCTGGAGTTGTTCTTGATGATTCTTATTTAAAAAATTTATTAAGATTTGTTGAAAGTAGAAATCAATATAATCAGGCTGTAAAAAATAGTAAAATATTGCCTTTAAATTTAGGTCTTACATTTGATGGTATATCTGGATTTTTAATCGGAAACATTCTTAATTTGGAAAATAATGTAATTCCTGAACCTTTTGCATCTTCTGTACATTCATATAATGATAAAACAGGAAAAGAAGATAAAAATGGATTATATAAAAAGTATATAAGAGATGTTGATTATTACTTTGCAATTACAGGCATAGATCATTCAATAAATACTGGTGGATGGCTTACTAATATTAAAACTAATTACGTCCTATATAATAAAGATGACAAAAGATTTAAAACGGGAACTCAATATTCTCCTAAAGATCAAATAGATAAAGTATTTCAAGGAGATATTCTTGTGATGGGATTTGGTGCAACTACTTTAGAACATGAACTTAATAATAATTTGTCAGCTGGAAAGAAATTACCTCCAGGAGAAGCACTATCAGATCCAATGATTGAAGCTAGAGCTTTATTTTTTGCTGAGCTTTTTAGAGATTTAAGTAATACAAGAACTAGTGGAAAAAGGTTTAGTACTTGGGATATTATATGTATTATAGGAAATGCATTTTATGAATCTTTATTGAGCCCAACAGTTGAACAAAGGCCATTTATCTATAAAGGTATTTGGAGTGGTGCTGGCTATGGATTAATTCAATTTGATGTAAATCAATTAAGGCAGCCTTTGATGGGAAATGATGGTAAAGGAACAAACTGGTTTAAAAAATTTGATCTTAATTTAAATGAAATAGAAGCTCATAAAATATGGAATTTTAATATAACAAATGATGGATATTTAGGATTAAGACCTTTAATCAATTCTAATTTAAATAATGGTCTTGGAAGTATAAATAATTTTATCCAACACTTTGAAAACTATCAAGTTATAGATAGAAGAAATGGCGTAACATCAAAATATCATGTGCCACAAAATTTTAAAGATATTATTGATATATCGGATAAAGTTTCTAAAAAATATTCTTCTAAAATAATTGAGATGGGATTTTTTAATGAAAATAATTTTAAACAGTTTATATATCAAATAGAATATATTTATACTTTATTTGTTACTCCAGGTAATTCTTATTTTACTATACCTTTAGATTATGTCCCAAGTGGCGACAATAACAAAGATTTTAAAGATTCTTATAAAAAAATAACAAGAAGTATTGTTGGGGGAGGTAAAGAAGCAGAAACGAATAGGATGAAAAAATGCGATCAAATCAGAGATCTTATTAATAGACACCCGGAATTAAAATTTGGACCACTATGATATCTAGTAATAAAATTATAGAAAATCTTTTTACTAACGGTGGTGAATTTGTTATAAACGACCTTAAAAATAATTATAATCAACTTAAAGATACTTTTATAGGTTACTATAATATATTATTTAATGGTAAAAAATATACTGGTAAGACGTATACATATGATTCTAAAGAATTAATTCCAGTAACTGATATTAGAAAGCAATTAGATCAATATGATTCGGCTATAACTCAAAAAGAAGAAGTAAAGTATTTTATTGAAGACGATTCTATATCGGATCAAAAAAGTTTTAAGCAAATAAGTGCTATGGATTATAATAATATTGCTTCTAGGCCATTGGAGGAACGAAGAAATTTAAAATTAATAAGAGCTAATTATAGTGATATTATAAATAATATGGATAAACTAGATAAATTATATCCAGGATTTGCTTCATATTATTTAGAAGATCCTACTATGGATGAAAATATAGTAAAAAGAAATTACTCAGTTACATTTGACTTTAAAAATTAAATAGTCTACATTTGTTGAAATAAAGGTTTTAGGATGTTCTATATAGTAGAAACAGAAAATAGTGTTAATGAGTTGTTTGATTCTTTGAAAGAAGACTCTTCAATATATTTGGATGTTATTCCTTTCCATGATTACTATCACCCTAAGTTACAATCCGTTTGCTGTGTCTATATAAGACCTATTAATAGTCATAAGGGTTACATCATACCAATAAGTCATTCCGAGGCTCTTACAATCAAACTATCGCATATTTATAGTAGATTATCTAAATTAAACAAAGATCAGATATATTCTGTCAATGGAAAGTTTTTAAAGTACTTTTTTAGGAAGCTCCAAGTTTTAGATGTTTCTTATTATGCATCTATAAACAATCAAAGTATAAATTTAGATTATACAATAACTTCAATTAAGACTAATTTCTATAAGAAATATAAGAAAAATGATGCAAACTTCTACATACCAATAACTAAACTTTATGAAGAAAAAGAAGAGCAATTTGATGCTTTGCTTCCAATCATGAAGAATATGATAAAGGAAAAGAATATCAGTGGTTATTCTTATTTTAAGGACGTTAGTTTGGCTTCTAACGAACTATTTTATATAATAGAGTCCACTGGTATTAAATTAAATAAAAAGTCATTTGTAGAGCATTTCTCGAACGTTCATAGCCCTTCTTATAGTTTATCTAGAGGTAAGGTTTACTCCTACTATAATTTATACAATTATACTGGTAGACCTAGTAACTCTTTTAATGGGATCAACTTCTTGGCTTTAAATAAAGACAATGGAGAAAGAATGGCATTTATACCATCTAATGATATATTAATGGATCTTGATTTTTCTTCGTATCATGTTTTTTTGATATCAAAGATGATTAACTATGATTTTGGTAATGATTGTGATATTCATAGTAATTTAGGAAAATTATATTTTAACAAACAAGATCTTTCCAAGGAAGAATATGATAAGTCAAAGCAGATAACATTTTCTAATATTTATGGTGGTATAAGAAAAGAATACAGCAAAATACCATTTTTTATTGCTTTAGATGCCCATATTAAAAAAATATTTAATGAATTACAGGAAAAAGGTGAATATTTATTTGATATAAGCGGAAGAGTTTATAAATTAGAGCACATTAATTCAATAAATTCAACCAAGTTCTTCAATTACCTACTACAGGGATTGGAATCATATGTTAATTTGTCTGTAATTAATAAGTTTTTTTCTTTATTAGATGGTAAAAAGTCAAAAATAATTTTGTATCTTTATGATTCATTTTTGTTTGATCTAGATATTAATGAAAAAGAAGAGATAGAAAAATCAATAAATCAATTTTTAATAAATAAAATTGCCTATAAAGTAAAGTATGGAAGCAATTATAATGACATGGGTTAAGTTATGATAAAAAACAACAAATTATTCTGCACATTTTGTGTAGAGTCTGAGATAGAGGGACATTTAAATACAATCAACAATAAATATCAAATACTTTATAATAAGATTTTTGTTTTAGAATCTTGTAATTTAGAAAATAAAGAATTTATATTGACTTATAATACTGATTTAAATAATACTAGTTCTGAAGCAAAATTACCAAATACAATTCAAGCACATCGTGTAAAGCGTACTAATACTTTATATAGTATTGATGGTTTGAATGAATTGATTAAAATATTAAATGAAGGTATATTAGACAATAAGTTTATGATCCCATGGGAAAACTATAGGAATAGCTTACTTGTAACAAAGAATAAAAAGTTCAACCACATTCAAACAAAAATTTTCAAGATTATAGACTTGGAAAGTTAGTACAAGATTTATACTTTTGTACAAAAGATACTCGGTAGCTTAAAACTACTGTTTAAATTAGTGCGTAAATATTTTTTTAACAATTAAACAATAACAGTTATGAGTGGAATCAATTTAGATCTAATCAAAAAGCGATTAGAAGAAGTAAACAAAAGTGGTAATGGTGGAAACAAAAAAAGTTGTTTTTTCCAACCTGAAGCAGGGGAATATCGTATTCGGATTGTTCCTTATCTTCACAATCTTGAAAATCCATTTGTTGAAGTAGAGACCTACGGATACTTGGATAGAGGAACAGTATCTTTAAAAAACTGGGGTGAGCCTGATCCAGTTGAAGAAGTAATTCAAGCTATCAGGAAAAAAAGTAATGATGATAATAGAAACGGTCATCCAAATGAGGATTGGAAAATTGCTTTAAAACTACGTTCTACTACTCGTTTTAATGTTCCAATTGTAGTTCGTGGTCAAGAAAACAGTGGAATTAAAATTTGGAGATTTGGAAAAGAGACTTACACCCAATTAGGTAAAATTCTAGAAGATACCGAGTATGGTGATTTTACTGATGTTTATCAAGGTCGTGACTTTAGTGTTACTTTTTCCAAGAATCCAAATGGAAATGGTTTTGTGGTAGCAAGTTGTCTTCCAAGACCGGTAACATCTCCATTATCAGATGATGCTAATTTAGTCAAGTCATTGTTAGAAAATCAACCTAATATTCTTGATGAGTATTCAGTATATAAAAAGGATTATGTTACAATGAAAGATTTAATTAAGGAATACTTGATTAAAATTCAAAGTGGAGAAATTTCATTATCTTCAAAAAAACAAGATTCTAATTCTACAGCTAATCAAGAAAAGGAAACTGTTTCTACTCCTTCAGATAATACTTCTAAAGGAATGTTAACTATTGATGTGCCAGTTGATCAGAAGAAAAAGGATGTTGTTGAAAGTTTTGATTCATATTTTCAAGATGAAGAATAATGGGTAAAACTCAAAAGTCAACTGCACAAGCAGAAATTAGTAAAACCGGTTTTAATTTAAATGCATTCAAAAAGTCTAACAACTTAGATAATGCTACTAAATTTAAAGAACAACAATGGATACCACTTAGTACTGCATTTCAAAAAGTATTATCGGTTCCTGGTATTCCTAAAGGACATATTACTATCTTTCGTGGAAACACGGACACTGGAAAGACTACGGCCCTCCTAGAGGCTGCCGTGTCTGCCCAGAAGATGGGAGTTATGCCTGTATTCATTATCACTGAGATGAAGTGGAATTGGCATCATGCAAAGCAAATGGGATTTCAAGTAGATGATGTAGTTGATAAAGAAACTGGAGAAATTACAGATTATGAAGGTTTCTTCATATATTCGGACAGATCTTCTTTAAACACAATTGAAGATGTTGCTGGATTTATTGCAAATCTTTTAGATCATCAAGTTAAGGGTAATTTGCCCTACGATCTTTTATTTCTTTGGGATTCCGTTGGTTCAATTCCTTGTAAGCTAAGTGTTGAGTCAAATAAGAATAACAACGAATGGAATGCGGGTGCAATGTCTACTCAGTTTGGAAACTACATTAATCAAAAGATCTTATTATCAAGAAAGGAAAATTATCCTTATACTAATACAATGGTTGTAATCAATAAAACCTGGGTTGCTAAACCTGCTACTTTTATGGAACAACCAAAGATGAAAAATAAAGGAGGTGAATCTATGGCATATGATGCTACATTGATGGTAACTTTTGGTAATGTGACCAATAGTGGAACAAGTAAGATTAAAGCAACTAAAAACGGAAAAGATGTTGAATTTGCTAAAAGAACAAAAGTTTCAGTAGATAAAAATCACATCACCGGACTTCAAACTAATGGTCGTGTTATTATGACTATCCATGGATTTATTGAAGATGATAAAAAACAACTTGATGCTTATAAAAAAGAACATTCTCAAGAATGGGTTTCAATTTTAGGAGAAGGAAAGTTTGATATTATTGAAGATAACTCTGAGTGGGAAGAAAATGGAAGTATTGTAGAATTCACTTCACCTGTAGAAGATACAGAATGATAGACCAATCTTTTTTAGATTCTATATTTAGTAACCTGGAAAAGAAAACCGAGGTAACACCAACAGGTGTTTTAATTGTAGATTCAACTAATCTGTTTATAAGAAGCTATTCAGTTAGCACCCACATTAATAGAGATGGGGATCATATAGGCGGTTTAGTTGGATTCCTTCGGTCACTTGGATTTATTGTAAGAGATTTCAAACCTAGAAAAATAATATTAGTTTTTGATGGAGAGGGTAATAGTACTAATAAAAAGTACTTATTTCCTGATTACAAGGCTAATAGAGGAACAGGAAGAGTTATTAATTATAAGATCCATAACTCAAAGGAAGAAGAAGAGGAATCAATGGAAAATCAGATGGGAAGATTGATTCAATACTTAAAACAATTGCCTGTATCTTTGGTATCTATATCAAATTATGAAGCAGATGATGTAATTGGATATCTTTCAAATAAATACAAAGAGAAAGAAGAAGTTACAGTTGTATCTACGGATAGGGATTATTATCAACTTGTAGAAAAAAATGTAAAAGTTTATAATCCAAGAAGTAAGATGTTAGTTGATGAAAATTATATCTTTAATGAGTTTGGAGTTTATCCACATAACTTTCTTACTTTAAAGATTTTAATTGGTGATTCATCCGATAATATTCCGGGAGTACAAGGCATGAAAGAGAAAACAACATTAAAGTTATTTCCTGAAATGGGAACTCGTGATGTTATTACTTTGAGTGAAATCTATCGATTATCAGAAGAACGTATTGCAGAAAATAAGATTTATTCAAGATTATTAGGTTTTTCATATCAGCTTGAAGTAAACAAAAAAATTATGAACATCATGAATCCAAATATTGATGGTACATATGAGCAAACTATTAATGAATCAATAGAGTATATAAATGAAATGTCAGCTCATAATTTTAGACTGTTAGCAGATGTTGATAGGATTGGGGATTCATTCCACGAATCGTGGGTTAGGGATTCTTTTGGTTATTTAAAATAATAAACCCGGTTATATGAGCAATAATAATTTGCAAAATTTAGAAGATTACGGAAGTCCTTTTCAGAGTAAAGTTATCGCATTACTACTTTCAGACAATAACTTTCTGAATGATGTTTTTGATACTATAATTGTAGAAGATTTTAATAGTGCATCTCACCAATTTTTAATTGAAGCTATCTTAAGGTATTATACTGAATTTCATATCTATCCTACTTTAGATGCACTTGCAATTGAAGTTAAGAAAGTATCAAATGAGATTCTTAAGATTCAAATTAAAAAAGAAGTTGAAATAATTATGGGTTATATGAAGAGTATGATTGATGGTGAATACGTCAAAAAACATTTCTTTTTATTCTGTAGAAATCAACAAATGAAAAGTGCTATTATGACATCAGCGGACTTGGTATCAAGTGGCGGTAACTTTGATGATATTTTTAATATAATTAGTAAGGCAGTAAAGGCTGGTGTCCCTAAAGACTCAGGGCTAAAATACAATACTGATATTGAAGCTAGATACCGAGCAGAATTAAGAAAGACAATACCATTTCCATGGGCTCCTTTTAATCTTCTAACACAAGGAGGATCTGGTGAAGGGGATTTAGTATTAGTTTTTGGATCTCCAGGTGGTGGTAAGTCGTGGGTAGTTTGTGCAATGGGTGCATATGCAGCTAAACTTGGATTTAACGTTGTTCACTACACTCTTGAATTAGGTGACATTTATACTTCAAAAAGATATGATGCTATTCTAACAGGAATTGATTCTAAAGATTTGGGCAATCATAGAAATGAAGTACAGGAAATAATGAAAGGATTAGAAGGCACTGTTGTTATCAAGGAGTATTCTCCTAAAAGAGCATCATTAGCAACTATTCAATCGCACCTTAGACAATTAGAATCAAACGAAGGATTTAAACCTGATATGATTATCATTGACTATCTTGACTACTTGCGACCAAGTTCTTCAAGAAAGGATAGAAAGGAAGAAATTGATGATGTATTCATAGAAGCCAAGTCACTTGCAAAAGAACTTAAGGTACCAATTATTTCCCCATCCCAAGCAAACAGAACTGGTGCTAAGAGTGATATTCTAGAAGGAGATAATGCTGCAGGATCATACGACAAAATTATGATTGCAGATATTATTATTTCACTTGCAAGAAACAAAGATGATAAGGTAGCGGGTACTGGTAGATTTCATTTTATTAAGAATAGATATGGTGGAGATGGATTAACATTTAATGCATTGGTGAATACAAGCAACGGAGATATTAGAATTGACAATGATCCAAGAGATGAAGCCAAAGAAGTTGAAAATATTAACAACTTTGTTGATCAAGTTACATCAAAGGCCGCTGGAGGTGCAAATACTTTCTTTGGTATTAGGATATAAAAATTCTTGTTATGTTTATAGTTTTTGTTACAATACTTAAATCATAATACAGAAGTACGGTTATATTTATTTAAGCCCCCTTTTAGTTTGGGGCTTATTTTTTCAACTTTAAATACATTAAACATATGAGTATATTTGACAAGCGAGTCGCATTTAAACCTTTTGAATACCCAGAGATCCTTAAGTACAAAGATGCCATCAGGCATTCATACTGGATCCATACAGAATGGAATTTTACTAGTGATGTGCAAGACTTTAATACTAAGTTAAATACAAAAGAAAAGAATGCAATAAAGAACACGTTGCTTGCCATAGCTCAGATAGAAGTTTCAGTTAAAAAGTTTTGGAGTAAGTTAGGAGATCAGTTTCCAAAATCTGAGTTTGATCAAGTTGGAATGACTTTTGCTGAGAGTGAGGTTCGCCATTCCGATGCGTATTCTCATTTACTAGAAGTACTTTCACTAAATGATGACTTTGTTGTTTTATTAGAAAACCCGGTTATACAAGGTAGAATTGATTATTTAAGTAAATATTTAAAAAATGCATCAAGTGATAATAAGCAGTTGTATACATTGACACTAACTTTGTTCAGTTTGTTTACCGAAAACGTTAGTTTATTTAGCCAATTTGCAGTTATTAAAGCATTTAATAAGCATAAGAATATGCTGAAGGATATTGATAATGTAGTACAAGCAACACAAAAAGAAGAAGTAGTTCATGGTTTACTTGGAATCTATATTATTAACAAAGTAAAGGAAGAATATCCAGAATGGTTTGATGAGGATTTCTACAAAAAGATTGAACGTGCCTCTAGAAAGGCTTATGATGCCGAAGTAAAAGTAATAGACTGGATCTTTGAAGAAGGAGAATTAGAATTTATTCAGAAGGAAACTCTATATGAATTTATAAAGTACAGGTTTAATGAAAGTATACAGATGATTGGTGGTGAAAAAATATTTGAAATAGATGAAAATAAGTTAGCTGACATCGAATGGTTTATGGAAGAAATATATGCACAAACCCATACCGATTTTTTCTATAAAAAACCTGTCACTTATAGCAAGAAAACAAAAAGTATAACTTCAAACGATTTATTTTAATATGGAATATAGATGGTACAACGAAACTAGTAGAACTTTCTTAGAAAGAGATTATTTACTACCAGGTCAAACTTTAGATGAACGTGTTGACATTATTGTTAACCATGCAGAAAAGATTCTTAATAAGCCAGGGTTTGCTGCAAAGATGAAGGAAAACATTGCAAAAGGTTGGTATTCAATATCTAGCCCTATATGGACAAATTTTGGTACTGATCGTGGTCTTGGTATTTCTTGTTTTGGAAGTTATGTAGATGACACAATGGAAAGTATTCTTTGGTCTGATGCTGAGGTAGGAATGATGTGTAAGATGGGTGGTGGAACTTCTGGGTATTACGGTAAGATTCGTCCACGTGGTTCATCCATTAGAGATAATGGTCAAAGTTCAGGGGCTGTTCATTTCATGAAGAAGTTTGACACTACTGCCAATGTTATTAGTCAAGGAAGTTCTCGTAGAGGTCATCATGCGGCTTATTTGGATATTGATCATGCTGATATTGAAGAGTTCTTAACAATTCGTTCTGAAGGTTCTCCAATACAAGATTTATCATTTGGTGTTTGTGTTCCAACCTATTGGTTAAATCAAATGAAGAACGGTGATCAGGCCAAAAGAAAAGTATGGGCAAAAGTATTACAAGTAAGATCTGAATTTGGATTTCCTTATATCTTTTTTACTGATAATGTAAATAATGGTGCCGCAGATGTTTATCGTGATAAGGATATGAAAGTTACCCATAGTAATATGTGTTCTGAGATATGCTTGCCTGATAGTCCCGATGAATCCTTTGTTTGTGACTTATCTTCAATGAATGTTCTTTATTTTGAAGAATGGAAGGATACAGATGCAATTGAAACTCTTGTTTACTTTTTAGATGCAGTTATGACTGATTTTATTGAAAAAGCAAGTAAAATACAATTTATGCAACGTGCAGTTAAATTTGCTGAAAAACATCGTGCATTGGGTATTGGTCAATTAGGATGGCATAGTTTTCTTAAGAGTAAGATGATTGCTTTTAATTCTTTAGAGGCTAAGTTGTACAATACAATGATCGCAAAGACAATCTATGACCAAGCTTATGCAGCCTCAGCTAAGATGGCAACTGAGTATGGAGAACCAGAGGTTTTAAAGGGGTATGGAAGACGTAATACTACTTTGATAGCTATTGCTCCAACTACATCATCTGCGTTCATCTTAGGCCAAGTATCGCAGTCTATCGAGCCTAATAATAGCAACTATTATATTAAAGATGTTGCTAAGATGAAGTTTACAGTAAAAGATAAATATCTTGAGCAGTTATTAGAATCTAAGGGAATGAATACCGCTGAAGTATGGATGAGTATTTTAAAAGCATTTGGAAGTGTTCAGCATTTGGATTTCCTTACTCAGGAAGAAAAGGATGTATTTAAAACATTTATTGAGATATCTCAAAAGGAAATTATTATCCAAGCTGCAGCTAGACAAAAGTATATTGATCAATCACAATCTTTGAATATTATGGTACACCCTACCACTCCTACAAAGGATATCAATTCATTGATGATTGAAGCCCATGATTTAGGAATTAAAACATTGTATTACCAACATTCAGTAAACGCAGCTCAAGAATTTGCAAAAGATATCTTGGCCTGCCAGAGTTGCGAAGCATAGGATATGAAAGTAAAATTTAAAAAATTAGTACCAGAGGCAGTAAAGCCAAAAGGGGAACTAGTGGCCACGGATCTAGTGGAAAGTAATATTTTTTGATTTTCGCATATATATAATTGAAGTCTATAATATGAAAGATACCTTTAAAGAATTGGAAAGCATTGAATATAACCTTAAGAGATTAAGAGAAATCAAAGATAAAATTACTCCGACATTAACTATTGAAGAGATAAATAAAGTTCTTGAAGAGATCGTTTTGATTATAGATGGCAATCAAATTGAAAATCAAGAAGAACATGGCAAAAGCAAAATCAGTTGAATCTAGAAAAATTGAGATTAAGAAAAAAAATATAGGAAGACACTCTAAAACTAAGACATCTTTCAATAAACAATCTAAGAACTACGTTAAGAAATACAGTGGCCAAGGAAGATAATTTGGTTTGTTGTATTTTTTAATGTAGTTTTGGTAAAAAATAAAGGTATATGAAAGTAATAACATTATTTACAAGCATACTAATATGCTTGAGTTTCACTGCTTTATCTATTGGAAAGGATGAAATAATAAAAATAATACTAGAACATCCTGAAATAAAATATAAAGACATAACTATAGCACAGTTCATCTTAGAAACAGGAAACAACAAGTCAAAACTTGCCAAGCACAACAATATATTTGGCATAAAGTACAATAGGAAATTTGCAAATGGCAAGATAGGATCATATGCAACTTATAAGTCTATTGAAGACTGTATCTCTCATTACATCTTCATTCAAAATTATTTTTCTAAGAAGTACAAAATTTTAAGTAAAAAAGATTATCTTTGGTTTCTAAAAAAGAAATATGCTCGTTCTACTTCTTATACTAAGCAAGTTGTAAAAATAGCATCAAAATATAAGATAGATACAACAAATGTTTCAAGCCGTACACTATGATTTTGAAAGTAGAAATTACTTCCTAAGAGATGATGAAACAGGTTGGACCAAATTTCAGTACAGTCCTTTTTTTTACAAAATAGATAAGAATGGAGACTTTATGACCTTAGATGGATTTAAAGTATCTGCTACAAAAAAATACGATAAAGAGAATCCAAATTTATATGAGAAGGATATTGATAAAGAACTTCTTATACTTCGTGATTTGTACTATCAGACAGATGACTTGCCAAAGTCACATAATATAGTTTATTTAGATATTGAGATTGAGATTGGTGGTACATTAACACCACAATATGTCAAAGATACCCCTACTAAGCTGACAGCAATTGCATTAATAGATAATAACTCAAAACAAAAGATATGTTTTATTCTTGATGAGGAAGGTCAAATTAATGATATTAATGTTGAAGGAAAAGAAATCATAACTTGTTCTAGTGAGGTTGATCTTATAAATAAATTTATTAAAAAATGGAAAGAATTAGATCCAACTATTGTTGTAGGATATAACTCTGACTTCTTTGATATCCCATATCTATATTATAGAATAAGAAATATTTTAGGATGTGATATTGCCAATCAACTTAGTCCTATTGGAAAAATAAAAGAAAGTCCATGGAAAACAGATTCCCCTATTACTATAGGTGGTGTTTCTTCTTTAGATTACATGTTACTTCATAAGAAGTTTATTGTAAAGGAAGAGCCATCATATAAGCTAAATGCAATTGGTCTTAAGTATGCCAATTTAGGAAAGATTGAAGATAATAGAAGTCTTGATAGATTATTTAAAGAAGATGTTAATAAGTTTATTGACTATAATATTCGAGATGTTGAAATCATTGTAGCTTTAGAAGATAATCTTCAGTTTATTGCATTGACAGTATTAATATGTCATTTATGCCATACTCCTTATGAAATGATTTATTTTAATACTTTGCTTAATGAAGGGGCAATATTAACTTATCTTAAAAGGAAAGGAATCATTCCAAATAATAAACCTCATACAATCAATCGTTTTATTAAAGATTTTATAGTTGGTGATTATGTTAAGGTAGGAGATACAACGGAAGGTATATTAGTTAGCCATGAAGATAAAGAATGTGGGGTACAACTTAAATCAGGAATAGTAAAATATTATAGTGAATCTATTGTAAAAAAATATGATCCTTCTGCTGGAGGTTACTTAAAAGATCCTGTTCCAGGATTATATGAAGATTTGTCTGACCTTGACTTTACATCACTATACCCGAGTATTATTAAGATGCTTAATGCTGGTTTAGAAACTTGTATTGGAAGAATTCAAACAAAAGATAATTACGAACAAAACAATACATTAGAAGAATTAAAACAAAAAGATCAATCTATTCAAGTAGTTGTAGAGAAATTAGACAGAAAAACTTATAAATTAAAAGAGGCAAGATTAAGTATTGGTGAACTTGTAAAATTTATTGAAGATAACGGTATTACTATAGGTGCATCAGGTGCAATGTTCTCAACACATAAGAAAAGTATTGCTTGTGAAGTATTAGAAGATTGGTTTGACAAACGTGAGTATTATCGTGGTTTGATGAAGAAAGCTGGTAAGGAAGGTGATAAGGCTGGAGCTAAGTTATATAAGAACTACCAACAAGCATTTAAAATTCTTCAGAATGCTATGTATGGAACTTTTGGTGTTAATACATGGAGATTTGCTGATGGATATAAGATGATATCATCGGCTATAACAAATACAGGTCAAAGACTTACTATGGGATCAATTGACTATGTTAATGAAATAATAAATAAAGAATTAGGAACAGATAAGGATTATATTGTGGCATCTGATACTGATTCGCTTTATATTGAAATTAATCCATTACTTAAAAAAAGATTCCCAAAAGTTACTGATAGAAATGAAAGAATTGAAAAAATTATTGCCATATCTCAAGAAATTCAAGAAAGGGCTAATCAACAACTTAATAATCCAATTAAAAAATATTTTAATGCGAAAGAGAATAAATACCTTACACTTAAACAAGAAGTTGTAGTAGAACGTGCATATTGGGCAGGTAAGAGAAGATATGCGATGTGGGTAGTAAATGATCAAGGAGTTCCTAAAGATGAGTTTGATATCAAAGGATTAGATATTATGAAGAGTAATATGAATCCAATCTATAAAGAATTTGCAGAATCATTCTTAAAAGACATCTTATTTGGAAAACAAAAAGTTGAAATGGATGAAAAATTAATTAACTTTAAAAAGACAGTTAAAACATTACCAATATCAAGCATAGCTAGACCAACAGGAGTAAATAAAGTAACTGAATATATTGAAAGAAAACCTACCGCAGGTTCTATATTTAGTACAATTGCAAAAGGAACTCCAATAAATAGTAGATCTGTAATATATTATAATGATTTAATTAAATTTAAAAAATTAGAAAAAAAACACTCTATGATCGTTAGAGGTGATAAAATAAAATTTATAGCTTTATTAGATAATCCGTATAAAATTGACGTAATTGCTTTTACGGGAGAGGATCCAGATTTTATTAATGAGTTTATTGACAAATATGCTAATAGGGAGGAAGGTTTTAATACATCATTACTTAACAAGCTTACTGACTTATATTCAAATATCAAATGGGATTTTCCATCATTTAATGAGAACGTTGGTAAATTTTTTAAATTTTAGTTATGAAAGTTAAGGTTTTAGAGAATATTCTCAAGAAGTATTATTTAGGTGGCATAGTAGATTCTGTTAAGTGGACTCCTACAAAAGATGGAACTAAAATAAGTTTTATATCACCGGCAAGTAACTTGGTTGGTATTATACAAACTAATAAATTGACTTTTGATACAAAAGATGAATTAGGAATTTTTAGTACTAAGAAACTACTTAAGATGCTTTCTATTTTTAAGGATGAACTTGAATTAGGATATAATGGAGAAAAGCTCAATTTAAAAGATTTAAAATTTGATGTTAACTTTTCACTATGTCAGATAGATTTAATAACTAAATTTCCTAAAAGTATAGGATTACCTGAAAGTTTTAATCAAGTAATTACGTTTGAAAAAGAGTTTACAAACGACTTTATAACAGCATCCAAGGCTATAGATTCCGATGTTTTTAAACTTTCGATGGATAAAACTGGTAGCATTATATTTATAATGGGAGATGTTAGAAATAAATACTCTGACAAGATATCATTAAAAATAGAACCAGATCCTTTATTTACAAGTGGTACAAGGTTTGATGATATGATTTTTCAACTTAATGAAGTAGAAGAAATACTTTCAGCAAATAAAGATTCATCAACTTCTCAGATAAGTATATCCGGAGAGGGAATGATAAAGTTTTATTTTAAAAATGAAGATTATGAAGTAAATTATTATTTAGTTGCTAATCAAGATTAATTGTCTATATTGTATTAATTAGTTATATTTGTAAATCATGGTAAAAGTATTAAAGTTTAAAGCAGGATGGTGCGGACCCTGTACTACATTGGCACCCATAATAAATGAAATTGTATCAGAAATAAATGGTATAATTTATCAAGAAGTAGATATAGACCAAGAGCCTATGCTAGCTATTCAACATAAAGTCAGGAGCCTTCCTACCGTTATTGTTGAAAAGGATGGTAAGGAAGTATCTAGAATTACAGGAATACAACCAAAAAATTTTTATATCGCAACAATTAAATCACATCTATAAGTTATGTCTGAATTAAAAGCAGTTTTTGATTTTATTATCATTGAGCCAATCAAGGATAAAGAAGAAAGAAGAGGAGCAATTGTAATTGCTGATATGGGTCAAGAAAGACCATTAAAAGGAAAAATCATTTCCGTTGGACCTGGCCGTTATAGTTTTACTGGAGAAATTCTACCAACTCAGCTAAAGGTTGGAGAAATTGTTATTATCCCAAAGATTGGACCAATTATTATAGAGCATAATGGAGTTCAATATTATAGTTGCCAAGAAGCAATTGTACAAGCAGTAATCACAGAATAAAGTTATATATACATGAATAAAGTTACATTAGGTAAAGAGGCAAAAGAAAAACTTTTAGCTGGTATTAATATTGTTGCAGAAGCAGTTACTACATCATTAGGGCCAAGTGGTAAAAATACAATCTTCAAGGATGAGTATGGAACCATTAAGAACACAAAAGATGGTGTAAGTATTTCCGATTCAATCAAGCAATTAGAGGATCCCGTAGAAGACTTTGGTGCACAGATCATTAAGCAGGCAGCAAAAAGAACTGTAAAGGAATGTGGTGATGGTACTACAACAACAGTATTACTTACTCAGAGTATTGTTAAAAATGGATATCGTTTGATCATGAGTCATCATAATCCGGCTGCAGTTAAGAAAGGAATCGATAAAGCACTAAATGTTGTTATTAATGAATTAGAATCTCAGTCAAAAAGCATAGAGACAAAAGATCAAATCAAACAAGTAGCAACAATCTCAGCTAATAACGATCCAGATATTGGATTTTTAATTGCAGAAGCAATGGATAAGGTTGGTGTAGAAGGAATTGTTACGGTAGAGGAATCTCGTATTGGTGAAACATCTCTCGAAGTTGTAGAAGGTATTCAATTTAATCGTGGATTCCGTTCACCTTATTTTGTTACTGATAATAACAAGATGTCAGCAATATTGGATAAGCCAAAGATCTTAATATATGATGGGAAGATCACACAGGTTAAACCATTATTGGGCCTACTTGAGAGTCTTTCTAACGACAATCATTCGCTACTAGTTGTAGCTGAGGATATTGATGGAGAAGCGTTAGCTACTTTAGTAATTAATAAGTCTCGTGGTAGTCTTAAAGTAGCAGCTGTTAAAGCTCCTGAATATGGTGATCGTAGATTACAATTTATGGAAGACTTAGCAGTTATTACTGGAGGTACTGTTGTTACATCACAGAAAGGAATGCGTTTAGAAGAATTTGACTTAGATTGGCTAGGTGAGTGTCGTCTTGCAACAGTTCAGAAAGAAGTAACTACTATCGTAGATGGTAAAGGATCTGAAGAATCTATTGCACAACGAGCTATGCAAATTAAAAATCAAATTGATAGTTCGGACTCAGCCTATGAAACTGAAAAACTACAAGAACGTTTATCTAAGTTAGCAGGTGGTGTTGCAATTATTAGTATTGGTGGTGCATCTGACATTGAAATAAAAGAAAAGAAAGATCGTGCTGAAGATGCTCTACATGCTGCTAAATCTGCCATAGAAGATGGTGTATCTCCTGGTGGTGGTGTTGCTTTACTTAAGGCAAAAAAAGCTCTTAGATCAAAGAGGGTAGACCTAGAAACACAAGAAGAAATTATTGGATTTGATATTATTGAGCAAGCACTTGAATCTCCTATCATTAAGATTCTTTCTAATGCAGGATATACTGATTCAGAAATTTGGAAGATTCAAAATGATATTCAGTCAGGAGATCAATATTGGTATGGATATAATGTTAAAACATCCGAGTGGGTTGACTTATATCAAGATGGTGTCTTAGATCCAACTAAAACAATCAAGACAGCTTTGACGAATGCAGTATCTACTGCAGGTACAATCCTATTAACAGATTGTATTATTACTGAAAATAAGAAGGAAGAACCTTCTATGAATATGAATGGAATGGACTTTGGTGGAATGTAATATGACGAGTAAAGAATTTATTTTTTGGCTAAATGGGTTTGTGGATGCTGTTGATGGCATCCCTACCCAAGCTCAATGGGACTTATTAAAAAATAAGTTATCCGAGGTAGCTGAACCAATTATATGGCCTACTGTTGTTCCCAATACTGAACCAATGCCACCCCCACATTATAGAAATCCGTGGGAAAATCCATTTAAGGTAACTTGTGTAACTCCTGAAAGTGGTGTAATATTTACATCAACATCAGGAAGTAATGGTACTTATAATATTCCTGGTGGTATGATAACAAATACTAATACAAGTTGGACTAATCTTCCTAACGGTGCTAATATAAGTTATACATCAGGTAGTAAATAGTAAATTGTCAGGTGTTGGAATTAGCTGTAAAAAGCTTTGGCAGACAATCTCTTCCTGTCTCGGAGAGGGTGAGCACGAAATAGGTTAGTAATATGGGAATGACCACCAGCCGGCCGGCAATGTTACTAACTGAATCGCACCGTGGTGGTTCGAATCCACCTCTGACAGCATTTATCGTTAAAAGAAACGATATTCACATTTATCGCTTATTATAGCGATATTTGGGTTTGTGGCCAAGCTGGTTAAGGCTCTTGACTCATAATCAAGTAATCGTCGGTTCGATTCCGACCGAGCCCACAATAAATTATTAAAGATATGCAAGAATTATATACTGATTTAGAAGGTTATGACAAAGGATTAACTCCAGGAACACTAACATTTAGAGTTAGCAATAGTGATAATGAAATGGTGGAGATAATTAAGATATCAAGGGATGGCTTCTTTTTTAAAGGGGAAAAAGTAGAAGATGTACATAATGTATATGATAGGTTTAATGAATGGCTTAAAATGGCAGAAAACCCAGGAATGTAATGACTACATTAAAGACAGCAAAGACAGAAATAGAAAAACTAAAAGAAATAAACAAAAATCTTCTTGAAAAAATAGAATTACTTGAGAAAGAACTTGATAGTTTCAAGAAAAATGTTTATATTAGCGAGAAAAATAAATTACCAAGTTAGTAAATAGGTTTTGATGATAGATAAAATTTATCACAAAAATGAAAAAAGATAAAATATTTGTTTCGATTGCGGCCTATCGTGATCCAGAATTGCTACCAACCATCCGAGATTGTATTGCACAATCTGAAAACCCTGAAAATTTACAGTTTTGCATTGCATGGCAACATTCGGAGGAAGATGTCTGGGATACATTAGATGAGTTTAAAGATGATTCTAGATTTAATATTATTGATATTTACTATAAAGAATCATTTGGTGTTTGCTGGGCTAGAAATTTAATACAACAGCGTTATGGGGAAGAAGAATATTATTTTCAATTAGACTCTCATCATAGATTTATTAAGGGATGGGACACTGAGTTAAAAGATATGATAGGATATCTTCAAACAAAAGGACATCAAAAACCAATCCTATCTACTTACGCATCTTCATACAATCCACCAACAGATCCTGAAGGAAGAACATCTGAGATATGGGGTTTGATGATTGATAGATTTTTGCCAGAAGGCCCTTCTTTTTTGTCACCCGATGTTCTTGGTAAACCAGAAGATATGAAGGAACCAATACCAGGAAGATTCTTATCTGCCCATTTCATATTTACATTAGGTCAATTTGCTAAAGAAATTCCTTACGATCCACAAATGTATTTTCATGGAGAAGAAACATCATTGGCAGCTAGGGCATATACTTGGGGGTATGACATTTTTATACCTAATAAGATATATGTTTGGCATGAGTATACAAGAGCTAATAAAAGCAAGCATTGGGATGATGATCCAGAATGGTCTACAAGAAATGATTTCTCATACTTCCGGTTTAGATCATTAATGGGCATAGGAGAATGTACCCCATGTGCTAAGAATGCAATGAAGGATTACTGGTTTGGTGAAGTAAGAACGTTACAGGATTATGAACTATATTCTGGTATTAAGTTCTCTACACAGCAGATTCACAGAAAAACTCATCAGAGACTACATCCACCAATTTCAAATAATTTGGAAGAGTTTGAAGCTAATCTTTTTACTAATATGAAGCTTTGTATTGATGTTTATAAAGGATCACTATCAGAGCCAGATTATGATTGTTTAGTTGTAGCTTTATTGGATGAAGAAGGAAAAGACTTATATAGAAAAGATGCAGACCCCGATGAGATTCAAAGACTATTTGCTGAAATACCAGATGATCAATTTATTCATATATGGAGAGAATATGAAGCTGATAGGAAGCCATATAAATCATTAGTTTGGCCACATAGCATATCTAAAGGATGGTTAGACAGAATAGAGCAAATAATTCCTTCATGAGAAAGAAAAAAACAATACTAGTTCATCTTCCATCCTACCGTGATCCTGAACTTATACCAACAATAAAAAGTGCATTAGAAAATGCAAAAGATCCAAGCAGGATACACTTTGGAATATGTAGGCAATACAATCCTGAAGATGGATTTGATAACTTGGATGAGTACAGAGAAGATCCTAGATTTCATATTATGGATGTACTCTATACAGAAGCCAAAGGACTGCCATGGGCAAGAGCACAGATAAATGAAAATTTATTAAGTAATCAGGATTACATACTTCAATTAGATTCTCATCATAGATTTGTAGAGAATTGGGATGAAATCTTAATTGATATGCATAAAGGGCTAGAGAAAAAAGGGTATAAGCCTATATTAGCTGCATATCTTCCTTTATATACTCCATTTAATGATCCAGAAGGAAGGGCAAATGTTCCATGGCAACAGCAATTTGTTTGTTTTTATCCACATGGTACTATTTTTATAAGACCTGGTTTATTAGAAGGTCATGAAAGTATGACTGAGCCACCAATGAGTAGATTCTTATCAGGGCATTTTTGTTTTGCAAAGAGCCAATGGGCTAAAGATATAAGACATGATCCAGATATTTATTTTAGTGGTGAGGAGATAAACCTAACAGTAAGATCTTATACTCATGGGTATGATATGTTTCATCCTCACAAGATGGTAGTTTGGCATTCAACAATGCGTGAAGAAAGATCAGGAATGCTTAAATGGGATGATGATAGCAAACAAGGGGTAGACTGGTATAACAAGCAGGAATATGCTCGTAAAAAAATAAGAGTTCTTTTTGGTACTGAAGAAGATCCAAACATCGACTTAACCGGATATGATCTTGGTACTGAACGTACATTAAGAGATTATGAAAAATATGCTGGAATTAATTTTAAAAAGAAATCAGTTCAAAAATATACAATAGATAACTTCTATCCTCCAAATCCACTTATTAGAGATAATGATTTATGGGAAGACTCATTTATGAGCTCATTCTATCACCTTGTAACAGTAGATAAAAATTCATTCAAGGAAAGTAATTACAACTTTGTTTTGGTTGCATTTGATGATGAAGATGGTCAATCAATAAACTCAAAGTTTATCGAAGGGCATGAACTTAATATGTTTAATCAAGGGCAGAATATTCATTATGAAGAATATTTTTTAACTGATAAGATTCCTGTAAGAGTTGTTTATTGGGCTCATAGTGAAGAAAAAGGTTGGTGTGAACGTGTAGAGCATAAAATAAACTAAAATGAATAAAAAGGCCCTAATTACTGGAATATCAGGACAGGATGGATCTTATT